AACCTTGTAGCTGTAGATGATTACGACTTCATCTAGCTCGCCATCGACGTTGTAATAAGTCCGATACTCGTGACGACGAAAGTAATAAAGACGATAATTAGTATCAGTTGGGCGGATGTAAAAAAGTCCTTGTCCATCACACAGAAAATAATCCCAGATTGAATCGAATCGTGTATCAAGTTGGTTGTATTTAATTACACGGTCAACAAAATCTTTGCGCTGGTTACCGAAATTATCTTGTGCAGGAAAAAACTCAACCCCTTGGCGCACGCCAAAAAGTTTCATCTGTGCCAGATGAGACGCCACAATGCCAGTGTCAATCATCGACCCACCGTCTTTATCGAGGTAGGAATCAATGATTTCCTTAAGCCTAGATTTAGCGTCCGCCGACATTAACTATTTTCCTTTTTATCTTTATTGATCTTAGCAGCCTTCGCTCGCTTCTTGGAATCAAGCCATTTGCGGAAAAAAGCTAATTCAGCTGGGCCATAAAGCTCTGGATGTTTAAGAGCATTTTTGACCAACTTTTTGGTTTTCATTTTAAGAAACGTATTTACCCTGGAAACCTGCAGGAACTTGACCAACCGGGACCTGACCCAATTGAGGACCCAGATAAAACTGTGCGTTCTGAATGCCGCCCATATTGCCAATCGCACCAGGGAGACTACCGAAACCCTGGGCTAAAGGAAGCTGTGGACCGGTGCGCCGAAGAAAAATTTCTCGCTCATTTGGATTATCGGTACCTTGACCTTTGTTATAAATTTTTTGCTGGCGTGCGTCTTTCTTAAAAGCTTCAGGATTAATAGCGCTGCCAGGGCCACCCATGAAATTACCGCCAGCCATCAGGTTGCCTGGTGCGCCAGGTACACCTGCACCTTCGCCTGCGTATCGAATACCTCTATGGAACATTCTTCTAACTTCTAATCTTCTTATTTTAATCCTCTAAAACTTCATATCCAGCTGAATCATTTACCTTTGTCAGAACTACCCCGTTCCCCCTCAGGTCCCAGTCGAGTACATCCCCCTCTTGCCACCCCATCTCATCCACCAATTCATCTGGTAAGGTAATAAATGGATTGCCATTATCGTCTTCCTGCACTTCGACAATGTAATTCATTTCGACAAAAGCTTTTCCATTAGCTTATCAAGCTTGTTATTGATTTGCTTAAAGTTATCGTGCATTTCCTTGATTTCTCTGAGGAAATCTGTTTTTAAAACGTATTCAATTGGCATGCGGTTTACTTGGTCTTCCAAGAGATCAATCCTTCTTTTCTGCGAACCAATGTAATCAAAAGCCTGTTGTACACGCTCTTGTTGACGGTCCAGAATCTTATTGGCTACCCATGTTCCGCCTGTAAATGCAGAAACGATGGCAGTTGCAATGACTGCCAAATATTCCGGACCCACGAACTTAAATAAATTGTTTTTTTAATTCTAAGACTAATAATCAACCTGTAATTTACCTTTGCGCATCAACCCGGTTACCAACCAAACCAACGCATCGACGCAATCATCATGGCTACTTACACCGAAATTTGTGAGTTCCTCGAAGAGATTTGTGAAGTTCCGGTACCGATTGAAAATGATTTTTCTGTCCTCAAACATTCCCATAATTCCACGGAAACGTGCCAACTTGTCTGCACGGAAACCCTTCACAGGATGCCAGATCAAATTGTAGAGACCTTCGTTATTCAGGCAAATCCTCTTGAAGTCTGCTTCGAGGGATGCCTGGTACTGGACGGCCTCTGACCAGATATCACAAGTCGAATAAGTTGGGAAGTAATTTCCACTTTCATCTCGACCAATCACAGACCAATCATTAAGTAGTTCCTTCATTGCATCCAACTTCTCGAGGTTGCCCATCACCCTGAGACGCCTGTAATCAATGATGTGGATGCGATCTCCAATCCTTCCACCTAACACCATTACGGTGTAGTCATTCTTTTCTTTGGTGCCAGCTGAGAGGTCAACGCCAATTCCAAGAGCATCAAACTCTGTTGAAATCTCAGCTTTAACCAATAATTCCGGTGCCAAGGACAGCTCATTCTGACGAATGATCTTGTTCATGTACTGGAAGGAAAAAGCAATTGGGGCCTGTCTTTTCTTTTCCTTTAGATAATCAAGTGACCACATCTCTGGCCAATACGACTTCTCGTCACCGCTAACAGGATCGTTGTAAATGGCAGAGAGAACAATCTGAGACCAGTTGTTCTGCTCATTAAACGTTGTCGCATGAATGTCATCATGCCTAAAACGAGTACCAAGACAGATTGCTCTACCACCCTCGAACATGGTCGGTGCGATAACCGCGTTCCAGTTCTCCTGCATCTGTTTACGGATGTCAGGGTTGGAAATATCAGCAGCAGATTTGATTGCGTCATCGATCATCACAAGGTGAGATCGTTTTGATGTCACTGAACCCTTGAGACCTGCAGCACACAAGGTAAATTGTTCTTCACCAGTTGTATCGATACCTGCAAATTTATGATCAATTGACCAGTACTCGTTACTGGTTACGTTCTTCAAAAGGCGAACGGTAGGGAAAACTTCTTGATACCGTTTGCTCTCAATAATACGTTTGATTGTTGCGGACTTAGAACGTGCAATGTCAACCGTATAAGACAGATAAAGAATCTGTAATGGACGTTTTGCCTGGGTATGAATGCCAATGGCCCATGCCGTTAGCAAACCGAGAACCGTGCTTTTAGCTGAGCCCCGTGGTGCCAGGAGATCGACATTCGGTCCTGCAATACGCAACAGGCAGGAGCTGTCTTCTTCCGTAACAAAATGACGGTTCCAGGCTTTATGGTGTTCTGCCGGAGGTTTATCAGCTACGTAATCACAGAAATAACCAAAGTCTTCCCGTGCCCTCTCGAGTAGCTTCTCGTTTGGATTCTCCTTAACCTTGAAATTCTTGGACGCAGCGCGAGCATTACGTCTGTGGGCCAGGTGAATATAAGAAGGCACGATCAGTATTCAGTTAACAATTGAATACTAACTTACTTTGAAGATTTACGTTTTTGATCCTTATACTTGCGAGCTTTATCTAAAGCGGCTTTACGCTTCTCTTTGTCGCTCATCTCAGAGCCATCCTCCTTCTTGGCTTCTTTTTTCTTGAAGTACTCAAGAAGCTGGGGTGGCATTTTTCCTTTAGCCATCAGATCCTACCGCCAGTGTTACGAAGTTGACCCATCGAACGCATCCGAGCTTTGAGTTGTTCAAACTCAGGTGCACCATGGGAAGCACGGCCAAGCATTCCAGGATCAGACACAAGACCGTAACCGGGTTGTTGCCCCTGACGCTGAACCATGTCAGGCACTCCGAGGGGACGAGATGTTTCTTCCTGTTTTGCAAACTTACGCTTACTGACTGCATCACCGGGACGAACACCCTTACCGGCAAGTTTTACAGCTTTGCGTGGATTACCCGCACCCATTTGACTATTGATATTTATAGAACAATTCTAAAACGTATTATTCTTCCAATTGCATGCGAGACCACACACTCATTGTTGCTTCTTCCAGTGGGATCTCAATTGGATCATCCTTGAAGATAAACATCAACTCACGAATGGCGCGGTCAGCACCAGCCATCAAAAGACCTTTACGATCTTTCATGCCAGTGAATTCTTCTACCTGTGCAATTGCACCACGGAGTTCTTTTTGCATGGAGGCAATACGAGCAACTCCAGCATCACGCTTCACAACACCGTCTTCGATTGCGTCACGGAGTTTGCGAATGTCTTCTTGCATCTCATCGATCTGATACAAGAGTGTTTTACGGTGATCAGGTTTCTTGTAATTGGAATTAACCCAAAGATCACACGCAGTAATACTCCCTCGATACCCAAGGAATCGAGAGTAAAGATAAACCTCAATGACTGAGTAATTCTGAGAAGCAAATGAATTAAATGATTCCTGGGTAGAAGAATCTAAGTTGTCCACCCAGGTATCAAATAACTCAATATCGATAAGCTCGTTGGGCTTGTTTGTAATCTCGTGCTTCGTCTTTTTCTGTGAACTCCTGCTGCTGAGCTGCTGATGCTCGTTGCTCTCCAGCTCCTTTTCCGATGGTTTCACGTTCTTGCTCACCAGCAGTCTCCATTTTCTTCTTGGAAAATTCGTAAGCCACGCCAGCTGCTTGACGATATTTGTCTAAATCAAACCAATCGTCAACGTCTGTTTGTCCGGCAGGAACACTACTGGTCATGGCTCACCAATCTTACAAGAAAAATTAGAAGTTACTCATCATGTTGGCAAGACCTGCGGCGTAAATGTCGCGGCGGCCTTCCAGAGACTTCTGACGCTGTTGACGACCTTTAGAGGACTCAAGGCGATTCAGAAGCTCTTCGAATTTGGTGATATCGAAATAATCACCTTCGGTGCCTACTTGGCCTTCGGGTAAAGAACTAGTCATGGTTTATAAATCAGAAGTTGGACATCATTCTGGCAAGACCTTCCGCGTAGATGTCGCGACGGCCTTCCAAGGATTTTTGGCGCTGCTGGCGGCCTTTGGAGGATTCCAGGCGATTCAGCAGTTCTTCAAATTTGGTGATATCAAAGTAATCACCTTCGGTGCCTACTTGACCTTCGGGTAAAGAGCTTGTCATTTCAGTACTTGAAATTTAAAATAATTATAGCAATGCAAAACTTAAGTTAACTCCAGAAGCCTTGCAGTAAACCACTGTAAAGATTGCCTTCCTGTTGAATCTTCGTAACTTCTTTCAAGCCTTCATTCTTGAGTTTTTGAGTCTCTTTATCAATCTCACCCTGAAGATTCGTCAGACCAGCACTGTATAAATACTGCCTGGTATCGCGCATATTCTGAACCTGTTCTTCCAGCTCTGCAGGAGAACCTTCAAACTGATCACCGAAATCAGGAGTCTGAACCTGAGCACGATCAGCCAGATCAGTTCCTAGATAAGTAGGCAGATATTTTGAATCAAATTTAAAGGTACGAACGCCTGTTTTCTTACCGGCTTCGTTAACAGTTTGTTTACCGAACTTCGTGTCGTAGTAATTGTCGAGATAGCTCTGATTGTATTTATCTTGATACTCTTCGCTCTTATAAAGAGAATCGCGAAGCTCTTGATTAGAAGAGTAATAACCTTGCTGAAAACGCTCCATGGCCTTGGAACGTTCATCTTCTGTCGCCTGACGACCCAGGATTTCTTCGTATGCTGCACCAACGGCAGTCTGACGACGACCAGGGAGAATCTCTTGTTGATAAAGCTGACCCAACTCCGCAACGTCCGTCTCCGGAGGAGTCATGTCGTACTTCAGAGCGTAATCCCGAAGACGAGAAGAGGCATCTTCGTAGCCAATTAGGCCCTGTTGAAGCTGAGATGTAATACCAGACCTGAGTGCGCCGTATCCAGCCTGTCCAGCGGCCTTACGAGCAGCTTCTCTATCTGCTTCTGCCCTACGTTCAGCAGCAACGCGTGCCTCTGCTTTTTCTTGAGAAGCTTGTTGATATTGCAATAACCTCTCAAAGGTGTCGTCCTTTGGAGGTGCTTGATATTGAACTGTAGTACCGCCACCGCCGCCCATAACTTAAACCATGAATGATTCTGTAGGTGCTTGGGCAATTCGACCAAACATGCCCGTCATTTGTGCTCTGCCAGGAGCAATTGCTTCCTTCACTCTACCTAACCTCTGCCTAGAAGCTAATTCACGAGCAGCAGGACTTAAAGCAAAATCAGTTTGCCAGCGAGCTTGTTCACGATCTAAACCAAAACCTTTTGGAATGAACTCGCTGTATTCTTTTCGTTTTGCTGCCAGCTGACGACCAAAGTCAAGATCGGCAGCAGTAGTAGTATTAAACAGATTGCCCCACATACCCATCGCAATCTGGCCTTTAGCCATATCACGAGAGTTACGTACAGCATCGGCCTGAGCGGCCATCTGTGCGTTAGCAACTGCAGCTTGGGTATTCGCTTGTTTCTGTGCACCCATTGCACCAAAGGCACCTTGGGCGAGCATCCCAACGCCTAAGATTGCATCGTCCCATCCAAATGCCATTGGTTTTTTACCTCCTGATTTTGGTTTCTTACCTGTGTCGTAGTTAGATCCCCAAGCGCTGGTATCAAAATCAGCTACACCCCAATCAGAAGATGAATAAATTGGAGATCCAAACATAAGTCTAAACTAACTAAAAGTATCTATTTGGGGAATAGCTACTTGCAGGAACTTGAATTTGAGGGAAAGTACGCATAGTCTCTGAGTAGATTCCAGGAATACGACTCATGCCCTCATAGGCCATGCGAGCACCCTCTGGACCACCGTAAGGACTTACAGCGTTGGCAATCGTCTGAGGAAGATTAGCCAGGGTAGAGAACATTAAACCTGTTTTACCCTTCTGGAAGGCATCCTTACGAGCCATTTCGAGCTGTCGTTCCATGCCCTCAGGAGACATGTTGATAGCCTGCTGTTTAAGAATAGGAATCAAACCACGCCCAATTGCGGCGTTTACTTCTTCTTTTGTTTGTGGACGCTTCAATGCTTCCATGTATTTACCAGCAGTAACCGGTGAGATACCCGTAAAGCCTTGGGTAAAGCCACCGCCACCAGCAGAAGGAAAATTAAACTGAGGAAAAGTCATCAGAACACCGTTGCAGCTGCGTAAGGGTTGGACTGAATCATTGTCCGAACAGTGGCACCAGTTTCAGCTTGACCACCTGTTGCAAGAGCACCACCCGTCTGAAGCAAGCTCAAGCGTGCAAGTTGATTACCGCGAGAGGCCATCAGAGCCTGATTACGCACAAGTTCTTCATTACGGAACTTGCTTACTAATGGATAAGAACGTTCAAGATTTCTAAATTGTTCATCACTTAAATTCCTATTAATTTTATAAAGAAGATTTGCATCAACCTCACCCAGGGCTTCCCGTTTCCGCAGTTCGTTTATAAAACTTTGTTCGTTAGTAATGGGGACGCCACGCACAGCTGATTGTACGTATTCAGTACCTTTAGCTGCAGCTTCAGGAATTAATGCACCAACTCCCAGCAAACCTAAACCTACAGCTTTACCTAAAGGAGAACTCTTCATAAGAAGGTTTGTTCCAAGTGCACTCAATCCTGCCTGAGCACCAGCGCCAACAACTGCACCTGCAGCACCTGCAGGACGACCCGCTGCAAGTTCCTCATATGCTGTCATCACACCCGGCACTGCGCCAAGAACGGCAGTGCCAGCGGTGGCATAACGACCAGCATTAGGATATTTTGTTCTCAGGCCCTTTACTGATTCTTTAGCCTTAGCTGCAGCGCTCTTAACTTTTTCTTTTCCAGACCGAAAAATCCCCGGAACATCTAAATTAGAAATATAATCACCAAGAAAGTCACCTTGAGGGTTGGCCACTGGTCGGCCACCTCCGGCTAAATAAGTACTGCGAGGATCCACAACAATTCGACTCTTATTATTCCTTAAATTCTACCAGCACTTAAATCTTGATATTGCTGTGTTGTAGGTAGCTTAGGTCGATTTGCTGCTGCAATTTGTTGGTTAACAACATTACCCAAACCAACGCCACCTGCAGAACCTGCAAGACCGCCTGCAATGGCCCGTACAGCACGTTGAGCAGGTGTCTTACCAGTACGACCTGCAATCGTCGCTGAAACCGGTCCACCGGCAAATCCAGCAACCGTTGGAAGGGTTACAGGATAACCAAGCATGCGTACTTCGGGAACACCCTGTAAATTCTCCATCGTTCCTTTAACAACACCAAGATCAAGTAAACCTTTATCTTGATAAAGAAACTTCATGTAATTTCCATACCGTTGTGGAGTTAAATCAGGAATATCTTTCTTAGCCGTTTCATATTTCAAAGGACGACCAGTCCTTGAAAGGAAAAACCGTTCAAACAATTCTTGACCCGGTTGTTCAGTTTTACGACGATCGTCTGAACCTAAGCCTGCATAAGACTGAGCAAAACCTTTTGGCCGTCCAAGTTCTCCAAGATTAGTGATGTCATACGCACCGGCAGCCGCAACAGCTGGAGCGGCGATACCAAGAGTCGTTAATGCGCGTGCAGAAGGAGATTGGACAACACTCGGGTCAACCCCTACTTCAACAAGTTTTTGTGCAATTGCAAGGGGATGGTTCCAGCGCCACCAGTGGGTACGCGTGCCGTCATTTGCTAAGTCAATCAGAAGTCGATTTGTATATGCACCAGCGAATTGAGCAGGTGTTTGCCGTGCAGTAACTCCTGCTCCTGCAAGGGATCTTTTAAATTTAGGATCTAATAAACTTTCTCCGTAATATCCACCTTGTTGTGTTGTTTCTGCATAGTCACGACGCTGCAGAACATCCGCTGTTCTAAAGCCTTGTTTAAAATTTCGGCCAATCTGTTGTACTCGTTGAATTAAGTCCATGATCAACCAAAAGGATTTTGCATTGCGGCTAATGCATCTGCATACTCAGGCATCAATTGATTGACGTAACTCTGAGGTTTAACGTAATTACGCAAGAATGTTGATTCTAATCCTTGCATTTGGAATTGAGTTCCAGGAGCAACAGCCTGTGGCACCTGTAGCCTGTTGGCTACAGCACGTTGTTCCATTTGCTCCATCAGCTGTTGTTGCTGCGAAATAACAGTTGGTGTAGGCATTAAAGAACCGCCCGTGACAGCATCAACTGCTAAAGCAGATCCAAGTGTTCCGCCAACATTGGCGGTCATTTCTAAAGCGGACGGTTGATAATGAGGTGTTGTAACTGTTTGGCCTTTTTTATTAATATAAGAAAGTGTTCCAGTTCTGCCGGGAGAAATTTTTCTCGCTCCGGCAATTAAAGGATAATTTAAAAGAAAATCTCCTGCACCATAAGCTACAGCAGCTTTAGGGCCTCCCATCACTAAGCCGCCCAGGGCGCTTAAAGCCGTGCCAGGTAATGCATTGGCAGCTGCACTTCTAGAAGCTTTACTTGACAATAATTTAAGGAGGCCGCGCATTACATATTGCCTTTTTATTTATTTTATCGACCCTTAGCTTACTCTTCTCCTTTGACGATATCTTCTTTGTTTGCGTTGACCTCAGAAGTGGTTTCCCCCTTCTTTTCTTCTGCCTTAACCTGTTGTTCCTTAACTAAACCTTCTCGATCCAGGAGGTCTGCAATAGAAGGTTTATCTTCCACCTCGTTTTCAGCACGGCGTTCAGCCATTGCCATCAGGTAACCGTTCGGATCAGGATTCTTGACACGAGGCATTGGGTTCTTTGCCATCTTGCCAGGGTTCAGGGTGGGGCTGATTTTGTAAGCCTCAACCCACCTTGGATTAAAGTCCGGTTGTTCTTGAGGACGTTGCATTGTTTTTGCACGTCCTTCAAAGAAGTCGTAGTCATCAGGACGGTTAAACCGTCCCAGGCCAAACATGTCGTACTCAGGGGTTACCTCAGCATTGTCGTCAAAGAATGGCGTATTAGGTACGAAATCAAGACGTGGGTTCAGAGTACGCTTTCGCGTCTGCATCTTCCGCAGTAGGTCCTCTTGATTAAATCGTGATGGGTTCCAGGGGTATTGACCAGAATCAGGCTTAGCCCGAAATAGGTCATCAAAATCAAGCCGCCTTTGCTTGATTCCACCTTTATCAAATGGATTTGAGATATAGCGACCTAGATCAAGGCGTTGATCTTTAGACATTAGTCTTCAGCTTTTTTAGTTTTTTTCTTCTTATGTAATCCTACTAAGGTTTCCCGTAGCTGGGCTTGTTTGACTGTTTTATCGTCGTACCTATCGGGATTAGACAAGACGTTTTTTTGAAGTTGAGCGGAGGTAATTCCACGGCGTTTTGCTTTAGCCGTGAAGGCACCTTCCTTCATCTTCATACCTTGAATCCACTTTTTATTTTTCTTTTTCTTCTCTGCCATCTTTACTTAAATTTTAAAGCCCACCTCTGTTGATTATATCCCGACGGATACGTTCAGATTCAATTAAAGATTGAATTTTTTGTTCGGTCGTCGCGCTCTTGGCGCGGCGACGCGCATTGATGTATTCAGCTAAAGCCTCTTGGCCGGTTGGAACTTGCTTAAGTTTGACCTTAGTTTCTCCTCTCTGAAGAGTAGTTGGCTTTAATTCTGGATCTGCAATTGGAATATTGCGAGGTTCAATACCATAAGCACCAATGGAAGAGCCAACCTGGGTGTCGGGGTCGTATTGAGCAACTCGACCGCGAATACCGCCACCAGCTGCAGTTTTCTCGACAACACCCTCAGGAACGCTACGTCGACCAGAACGCAGCTCTAAAGTCTCAGGAATAATTTGACCTTCTGCTGTCTGCTGGTAGAAGGGGCGAACACCTTCTTGACGGGGAGTTAATTCAAACTTCGGTCCCAGGGATTGAGCAGATTCCAATTGGCCGCGAACGAAATCGCGTTCAGCTAATGCATCACCGAGATCTGCATTGTAAGAAGAAGGATCTAATTGTTGTTTTTCTGCCTGAAGTTTATTGTAAATTGTGGTGTAAGACGGATCATCAGCAGCAGCAAAGCGCAGCATGGTTTCACTGCCTTCAATCTCTCGAATTCGATTAGCTGTTTGTTGTTTTGCTAAACCAAGTTCAGAAATTTTATTTGTAAGATCAATATCTTTTTCTAAAAGATCTTCAACAAATTCAGCTTGTGGTTTTGCTTGGAACAATTGACCGGTAGGCACTTCTTCTGAAACTTCACCCTTTAACAAGGAAGGCAATTCAAATTCTGTTTGCTCGCTAAATTTAACTGTGGTCGGAGAGGAAGGTGTTGCAGATAAACGGGCTAAAACATTGGGATCACCAGTCGATGCATAAAGCTCCATTGCTTCTGCAATTGCTGGGTCTTGACCCATCAAACGTTCTCGTCTGTAACGACCTGGAACAGTTTTTCCAAGCTCTTCGAATTTTCCTTGTAAAAATTGTTGAGCTTTATCTCTATGACTAACTGCGGAACTAGGCAGAAGTTTAATTTCAGGAAAAATATCAGTTGATCTTTGAGTTGAAGGTACGGTCGCAGAGCCAGCCCAGGGATCTGACAGAGACCTTTCAGCCTGATCAAGAGGTAAACCATCTGGAAGCTTAGAAGCTGCGACGTTTGCAGCTGCATCAGGCTCATAACCCATCATTTGGGAAGGATCAGCCTCTGCCCGCATGAGTGCTTCGTTTTCATCCGCCATTTGTTTTAAGGCGGCATATTGACTGGTATCGATGTCCTCATTACGGCGAACACCCATCTCAACACGTTGTTCCATCTGGGCTTGACCGGAATCAAGCGCCTCGAATGTTTGATGGCGTTGCAGAGGTGCGGTCGATTGCTGGACTTGGGTTAAATCAACCTGAGTTGCAGCTTCAACATCACTAAGTTTGCTTAAATCAGCCTGACGTACACCAGCGGTGGCAGATTTGGCGGGACCTTTTGGAATTTGTGCCCGGCGATCCAGAAATTTTTTAGCTCCGAACCCTGCACCTAAAGCACCAGCGACCGCAAGCGTGGCAGCTCCAATGGCTTTTAGCGTATCTGGCTTTTCTTCCGGCACTTTAAGTTGATTTCGCCTGAATTCCAGAACATCAGTAGCGATTTGCGCCCGTTCTTCCGGAGTTTGGGGTACAGGTGCTCCAGTGGCGCGGCTATAGGCGTAAAAATCGGCAGGAGCTAAAACCATTTGAGTTTATTTTGTACTTTTAACCGTGTAAGTATTCTATAAGTGGAATATCCAAAGTATCTCGGGGTTATATTTAACAAATACAGGCAAGACGCCAAGAAATGGACGCTGGCACCAGGCAAAAACGGGTCGAAGGACTCGAAGCCATAAAAGATAAGGCTTTAGTCATGGCACGTGAGGGAAAAGATTCCCTGGAAGTGCGTGATTTTCTCAATAATGCAAAAGCTGCCTTGGCATATGAACTTCCGGATGAGGATGCACACCGGAAAGCAGCGAAAGTAACTTTGGACTACAAGCGGAAAAAAGAGAAAAATTAAAAAAATATAAAATTTGATGATTGCCGGGGATAACACCCCGGCTTTTTTGTCCAATTTTTTGGGCCAATTGGGGAATTCTAGTACAAAATGCAATATCTATTCCCTGTTTTATACCAGGGGGCGGCCCATATGCGACCAAAAAGGGAACAAAATTACCTGACGCTTCTCACACTGCCTGTATGAATGTGAACCTGGTAGGAAAAAAAAGAAAGGGCGGGATGGGTGGGTAAGAGGAGCAAAGGAAGGAGCGGGAACGTTACCTGACTACGTTATTGAGAAGACTTCTCAACTGCGTTGTTAGGTTCGTTGGGCTCCGCCCCTGCTTCGTTTACATGTTCTTTACCTTTTTCCACAGGTTTTTCCACAGTTATTGGCGGTTTTTCCCATAATTTCGCGCATTTAGTGTCAGCGTTCTCACACACTGTACCTTCCAGATTAGAACTGTAGATTTTCAGGGCTTCAGATCGGGGGCTGCGCATCCGTAACACGCAGACAATTCCATTGCATTCCAATCATGACCAAACTCGAATCTTACATGGCTCGTTGTGAAGCGGCAGTCATGCCGCTGACTAACGGTAAGAAGATTACTGTTCCAGTTGCTGTACTACAAGACCACAAGGTTGATGCAGCTCAGTGGCGTATTGATCTACACAATGCAATTGCTGTGGACTTTTACGATCCAGCTGATTGTTGCTTGGAAGGTTCTTCCACTCTTTGTTTCAAGGTGAGCGTTCTTGTTCGCCAAGGTCAAGCAATTGCTTCTGCCAAGGAAGTCTTTGACTGATCTACACAAACTGTTGAGTACCAGGCGTGATGCCGAGGGATCGAATCCCTCACTCAACTCTTGCCTTCAGCAGAGATAGGCACTGCACACAATTGCATTTAACAATGCGTTTCATTTCACTTGATGCACAAGGTACTTACATCGCAACCGTTTGTGGTGTTGAGATACCTGTCCTGGTTGATTCCCACATCTGCACTTGGGTTGAAGCCCATGCTGCAGAAATGTGTAAGGATCCCAACGTCAACCTTGGGTTTGACGAATGCAGGATCTGGATCTACCAGAACTGGGTCAACTGATCCGTTAAAGCGGGTCCGGAGGTGCAAACCCTCCGGCAGTTATTGCCTTCAGCAGAGATAGGCACTGCACACATGGAGAACCCCATGGGTATCCGCAAGACCATTGCTTCTGGTTTGATTATTGCTGCCAATGCAGTAACAAAGGATCGGACCAAGGAGAACATTGCAGCCGAAGTGAAAGTACTGAGGCGCAAGCTTGCAAGGTTCATCGAGCCAAAAGGTTGATCCGTCTAAGCGGGTCCCAGGGTGCAAACCCCTGGGCTTCCATTACCCCCAGCGGAGATGGGTACCGCACAACAGGAGTTTCCTGTGGACAAAGTTTACATCGTTATCATTGCCGAACGCTTTCTTTTGGCAAGCGGTGAGTCTTTTGTTAACCACTCAGTTATGTGTGTTTTCTTGAGCCGTGGTGCGGCTGAAGAATATATTGAAGACCTCCAGCCGTGGCGTGGACTTGACCAATACTTTATTAAGGAAGAATCAGTCAGAAGCTGATCCGTTAAAGCGGGTCCAGGGGTGCAAACCCCCTGGCAGTTATTGCCACCCACTGAGGGTGGCTTACATTCCACACCATGATGATCTACCAGCCAGAAGCTGAGCAGAAGTATCGCGTCGTCTGGTACGGCGGTGAGAGCACACAACTTCACTTCGAGAAGCAAGTCTTCTTGAATGAGTGGAAGGACATCGACGTTCGTACACTCATGTGCGGTATGCCATCAGGAGTGAAAGAACTTCTAATGGAGATGGAGGACTACTACAACCACGGTATGGTCCTTGAAGAACAGTACCTACGTGAAGAGCTGATCATCCAAGAGATCAACTACCGCAAGCTCACCTCATTCCAAACCCAAGATGCGTAACGACTTCTCACCCATTGCTCTTGCAATGATGACCGGTGTAGCAATTGGAATGCTTGCCTCTGTCTTTGGACAGAAAGCAATCAACCAACACCACCTCAAGACTTGTGGGGACAAGGTGAACCACACCTTGGTCCACACCACAGGATTCTTGGGTGATACCTACTACTGCGTACACAACAAGTACCTGTGACTTCTGCACTGAGGGGCTACGGCCCCCTCTCTGCAGGACTCAACATCCTGTACTACTCCATACCATTGCATTCAAACCATGAATGATCTTCAGCACATCACTCTGCATGGTCGTGTCATGCACCTTCAGACCCTTCAATACCAGGGGGCTGACTTCATCAAAGTCAAACTTGGACACAAGATCGGTGTCGAATCCGAAGTCCGAGTTGTCTTCTGGAACAAGAATGGTCTGTTGACTGCATACAACAACGGCAACTTCATCGTTGGCCAAGGCTTAACGGTGAGTGGCAGGATCAAAGGCATCCGTTCCTTCTACATGGATGACCAGGACATCCTGAAGCCGCTCAAGTACCCAGAGGTTGAGTTGTTTGTGGATTCCTATCACATGGAACCCAAGCTTCAACCCAAGGCAGAAGACTCAGCCAAGGTGGAACCCACCCTGGAAGAGATTCCTTTCTGATGCACTGACGGTTGCACTAAAGGGCTACGGCCCTTTTCTGCAGCCCTCATGGCTGCACACAAATCCATTCCATTCGGAGGTACATGACTAAAACACGAACGTTTGAATACATATCCGACCCTTCGCATGGTTGGATCAAGGTCACCAAGTCCTACTTGAGTGAGCTGTTTGGTCCATACTGGCGTAAGTTCTTTACTTGCTTCTCGTATGAACGTCTGAGCTACGTCTACCTGGAAGAAGACCAGGACGCAGCAACGTTTGTCAAGAAGCTTAAGGAGCTTGGTATCACTCCCAAGTGGAGAGACAGACACGCCAAGATCCGTAGTCGGATCCGCAACTACACACCACTGCGACCGATCGAGCCTTCACGCTTCGAGAAGACGCAGGAACTCCTCAACGAACTACTCTGATTCATCATGGAACCAGACTTCAGACAATTCAGCATCTGTTTAATGACAGATGAAGGCAGACTCCGTGTCCTGTTCCACAGTGACAGCAGGGAGCAATGCGAACACAAACTTGATGAGTACGAGGAGATGTTCCCCAACGGCATCGTTGACATCTATCCACGTAGCATCATGCTCAACGCAGAACTGGACGATTAATCATGCAATTCCAAATTACTGAACTGAAACTCATGAATCGTTCTAAACTCCAACAGGACTTAATCCAGCAAATCCTGGATGACATGGACATCAAAACTATGATGGCAATTCTTTATGATCAGATGGATGAAAATTATGATAAGTATTCGGACGAAGAGTTGATTACTGAAGTTAAAGAATACTACCCCGAACTGCTGGAGCGTGAATGAATTCCTGACAGATTTTGCTCAACACCTGGAAGCAGGTGACTTTGATGACCTTCTTTGATTCACCATGAAACAATCTAATCCTAAGTCTCGTGAGACACGTCGAGATGACATCATCGTCGGCATCCTCGCAGTCGCTATGGCTTCAATGACGGCAGCTGCATTCCTTGGCTTTGACATCACCGCAAAGAAGCCTGCAGTCACTCCCATTGAAGTCATTCCCTACCAACACCATCACTAGACGACAGCAAAGGTGTAGGCACTATCTATGGTGGTTGCACCTTTCTATTTAGTCGTTATCCTCTAGGTGTTCACGTCCACCTATCCTCCATTGGAACTCTTAAACCAGTTCGACCTCTCCAAGCCTGACCACCTGACCGTCATCACCAAAGATGACAAGCTGACCATCTC